AGAAGGGCCGCCTGTTGTTTACACCGTAATGTGCGGCAAGACCGCTAGACCGTTCACCGACCCAAAAGCAATCCTCAAATGGGTCAAATGGCCAAAAAGCACGCCAACTGGTGATGCTTTACGCGAGTGGCTGGCTTCGTTTGAGCAGAAACCTCAGGCACCCGCGCCAGAACTTGATATGGCAAAAATCAAGGCTGAAGGCTTCGGACCTGAAGCCCATGATGACGATCCAACCGCCAACACCAAGATGGTGGTCTGAGCACTCTTGTGCTATAAAGGAATGGCTAGACCTAGTTCCCAAGCTGTTAGATCAGCCTCTGTTCTGCTAGAGCGTCGGCACCTGAGAACCCCGTCCTAGGCGGGGTTTTCTTGTGTCAAGGCAGTGGGATTGCAGGTCCAGTTGCCTTAGGCAGCTCTGGCATCTCAGGTATTTCTGGGACGGGAACTTGATCAAGGATCGTCTTTGTCAGTTCCAGCTTCAAATCGCTGATGTACTTCTTGGTTAGCGATGGGATGCGGCTGTAGAACAGCACGCCACCCACAGCCATCGTCCCAGACATCACGAATGCCAAGACGGCAAGCAGGTTGTAGATCTTTTGCATATAAAAAAGGCCCCAATGAAGGGGCCACAGACGTGTGAGGTCCTAGTCGAAACTAGCTCAGAAGTTGTACTTGGCGCCAACCTTGGTGCCGACGTTAGCAGCGTCGAAGTCATCCACGGTGATGAAGCTGATTTCGCCGTAGATGCTCAGCTTCTCGTCTGCAGAGACAACAACAGAACCGCCAATCTTGCCGGACAGTTCAACATCAGCTGAATCACCATCAGGCTGGATCAGCGCAGGACCGGCTTGCATGTACCAGGAAGCTTTGTCGCCACCTTCGATGCCAACGTGGAAGTCGGTCACAGAACCGGTGTAATCCATGTCGAGACCATCACCACCGGCAAAACCAGCGTTGTTCTCAACGTTCACATAGGGACCGGCGATTGCAGGAGATCCCAGCACAACTGCTGAAACGGCGACACCACTCGCAATGAGAGTTTTGAGCATGGGTGGAAGAATTAACGTTTTCCTTGCCCACGATACTTCTTACGTCCATGGGACGGTTTTGAATGTGATCCATTACCTTGACATGTCTTTTTAGGCTTGCTAGGGACAAAATTCTGTCCGCTCAATGATTTCGCCATTACTCCTCTTCCTCATCGAAAACATACCCAAGCTCGATGGCGCGTGCTTTTGCAGCAGCCTCATCGGTAAAGTCTTCAACGGTTGGCTGGCCTGAGGCGAAGCTAGAGCCCTCAGGAACTTCGATGTAATGCACTGCTCCAGCGCCGTGGCAAACGTGATAAGTCATGAGTTGAAATTAATGGTCCAGCCTTTGGTAATTAGGTTGTTGTATGCAGTATTCGCAGCAGTGCTCCAAGTTGACTTGCCAGCATTTGTGCCTCCGCCTATCTGTAAAGTAATGTTTTGGGATCCATTAGTGTCCAGCGACGTAAGTATATTTTCGATCGATTGTGCCGTAAGCGCACAGTTTACAAAAGCGAGGCTAAAAGCAGCTGAAACAAGTGTGCCTGTGGTATCAAATTGGTTTGCAGGGTAAGTGGCAAGTGAAGTGCAGTTACGCCAAGCAGCACCGAAATCCGTTCCGCTTGTTGGTGTAATAGAAGGAAATGAAGTTAGTGAGGTGCAACCAAACCAAGCACCTCGGAAGTCAGTCCCACTTGACATGTCTAAAGCAGGAAATGATGTAAATCCTGTGCAGCCATTCCAGGTGTCTTGAAAGTTAGTAACATTTGACGTGTCTAATGCAGGGAACGACGTAAGGCCACTGCAAGACAACCAAGCATTTTGAAAGTTAGTTGCGCTTGAAGTATCAATCAATGGGAACGACGTAAGGCCCGAGCATCCGTGCCAAGCGGCTTGAAAGCTTGTGACACTTGAAGTGTCAATTGTGCCAAAAGAGGTTAAAGACGTTGTCTCGCGATAAGCCTTTTGAAGGTCTGTTCCTAGTTGACTGCCGCCAGTGCCAGTAACTTTGGTCAGGTTGGTCGCGAAATCAGGCGTGCCATAGTGTTCAGGACGAAAAGTTGAACCTTCTGCTGGTGTAATTTTTATTGTGTAAATACCTGCAGTAGAATAGGTGTGATCTTTATTGGTGGCAGTAATTCCAGTTTCTACTGACCCGTCACCCCAGTCAACATCGTAATTCGGTGTGACAAATGATCTGACTCGAAATGTAGAGACAGAAGCAGTGGTGTACTCAAGAAAAGCCAGAGCAGCACTGACACCGCCAGAAATGCTTTGGCGCAGTCCGTTATTCAGCCCATTATTTAGGCTGGTCTGCAGTCTTACGCCCATAGCTCAAAGCGCCCCAATAACGGTTGCGACTGATGTGGAGTTGCCAGAGCCTGACAGACTGACAAGACGCAAGCGCACATGCGTCACAGGCGTGCCGCTCAGCGAATAACCCGTTGTCCCGTTCGCGGTGATTGTCGTGTCTTCCGCGTCTTCGTCAAGATTGAAAAAGTTTGTTCCATCCAGGCTGCCCTCAAACCGCACCACCACATTGGTGTTGATGTCTGTCACCGTCACCTGGAACGTGACTTCAGAAGCTTTGATTTCTGTCGCTGCGGTAGTGCCAGCCGCTGTCAGAGCAGTCAGCCCGACAGTCGTGAACGGATAAAGGGCCATGACAGCTGGGCAAGCTCAACACTTCATAGAAGCAATCTAGCAGGGAATCAGATTGCAGCTAGCCGCCCGTCAACCCCGAAATTGCTGGTACTTCTTAGCTAGGCCAGTAAAGAGTCCACGCATCGGATGGTCAGGATCATTCCGACGGTCAAACACATAAAGCTCGTTTAACCATGCTTGGCGATTCGCCATCGCTTCAACATCAGCCGCGCCAGGTTTGCACGGGATCATTGGATCAGGTCGTTCCATCAGCTAGAAGCCATCAGGCCGTGAGCACTTGCAAAGGCTAGAAGGGAATTCACCTTTGCCTCAAGCTCGCGACAATACTCAAGCAATTCCGCATTGGTCGGTGACGCTGCGTCTGCAATCGTCATCGTTCCATCAGCAGTAGGCAGCGTTCCGCTCGATGCAGTTGCTGCTAGATCTGCAACATGCGTGGACTGCACAGCAGCAGTAGCACCAAAGAAACCAATCGTGTTGGTGTTGACCTCAAGCTGGGTCGTCAGCGTGCCAGCAGTCTGCACCTGAAACAAAAGCTTGCCGTCTTCAGTTGTGTCACTGGCATCAGCAATAACTGCTTGGATCGCTGCATAGTCAATTTGACGTTGCGAAGCGGTCGAATCATCGTTGTGACCTCTGAAGAAGATAGTGCTCAGCGCGTCATTGTCTTGACCAACAGCATCATTCCGGTGACGGTACATTCTGATGTCCGCGCCAGATGCAGCGTCATTGTTGGGACATTCCAGGCGCAGGATTTGTGTGTCCGTGTTGTTTGCATGGATCGGCGCCTCAGGAGCAGCTTCGTTGATGCCAATCCGGCCCTCTTGCAGCCTCAAATAATTGAAGGAGCTACCCGCAACTGTGGTCGTAAAATCAAGACGACCGTCTTCACTGCTGTTGCTGGCGTCAACAATCGCACCAGTGATCTCTGCGTAAGACTGAGCACTCCCGGCGTCATCCTCGCCGCGAAACTCAAGCGTTCCAAGGACATCGTTGTCAGCAGGGGATGCAGAGTTGCGATACAGAACAAAGTTCGGCCCCTCACTTGCTCCGGCCTCACTGTTCTCGATAATTACGTCATCGCCGGATGTGGTCTTAAATGTGTGGAACAAAGCTGTTGCCGTTCCATCGCCAACCTGAAAGCCGGTTGTAGTGAACTTGGAGTTCAGCGTGTCGTTAGTACTGACGGCAATTTCATCTTCAGCACTGCGGAAAAAACCGCTGTCTCCGGTGTCGGAAGCAAAGCCTAAAGATGGTGCGGCAACGCTTCCATCAGGGATGTGATCGCAAAGCGTACCAAACTGAATACGCTTGTTTTTATTTGCATCAGCCGACTCTGATGCGTCAAGCACCAAGAATTGATCGCCTGTTGCAGGTGTTGTTAGCTCTGTCAGGGCGCTGAGTTTACGATCAGCCATCAGTTACCAGCCTCCAGTGCAGCAACTTTAGTCTCAAGGGTTTCAATGCGTGTCATGGCCTCTTGCAAGGCTTTGACCGCTTTCATGTAAAGGACAGAGTAATGAACGGTCTTGGTTACTGTCCCAAGATCATTGCCGTCACCGTCTTCGTCAATGTTGTCTTTAACTAGACCTGGGCAAACTGTTTCCAGCTCCTGAGCGATTACGCCGATCTGTGTATGCGTTGCGTAAGGCGTGTCTGCCTTGTAGTTGTAGTTGCGAACCTGGATCGCCTTGATGTCATCCCATTGGGAATTGGCGTCAACAATGTTTTCTTTCAACTTGCTGTCTGAAACACCGCCATAGCTGTTGTTGGTGTTTTGCGCATCACCGTCGCCTTTAAGTTGAAACTTTCCGTCTGCGCCAAAAACTTGAAATACGGTAGTGGCGGCAGCTACATTTCTGCCGAATTTGGTCAGGCCAGCAGATTGAATGTCATAGCCGTTCTGGCCCTCTGCCAATGAGGCGTTACTAAAAAAGCGGGCATGACCCTGAATAGTGTCGCTTGAGGTAAGCGTTAACAACGTAGTGCCGTTGTTAGTGAATGTCGTGTTCGGCGCAAAGTTCCCTGTATTTGTTGTTGAAACGCATTTGATTCTAAATGCATTAGCAAAATCTGAACCGTGACGACCTCTAATGCGAATTTCACCTAAGTCATCACCTGCGGTAATTTGGCTTGGACCGCCTGTTCCGCCACGAGATTTTTGAATTGTGATATTTGTATCGCCAGTGCTGTCTGCTTGATTTTCAAAAGTAATTGAATTTTGAGCAGTTTCGTTTAAAGCCCTAAAAGCACCATTAACCTGAAGTTGGTTAGCAGGGCTGGTCGTGCCTATTCCGACCTTGCCATCTGACAAAATAGTGAGAGCCTGCGTGCCTGCTGTAACCAGCGAGATTTGATCCGCCGCATCTCTCTTAAGGCCAGTATTGATGTCAGCGGCGAATGCGATGCCAGGCTTTGCGTTCGTTCCATCAGCGATTAAAAGCTGACCATCAACTTCGCCTAGAGTGATCCAAGCATCATTTGCGGCATTGCGTTGCTTGATCAGCGCAGGCGTTGCACTGGTATCGACCCAGTATTGATAGCTGTATTTGGTGGCAGGTTCTGTCGAGCTGCTGTTCTGACTGACAATGGCAGACAGTGCGTTATTGAGGTCAGAACGGAATGAGCTGCCGCTCTGGTTGGCAAGAACGTAATCGTGGGTTGCCATTTTTAGGTCTGTTCAGAGCCAAAGCCCGTGGCGGCGTACTGGAAGTTGCGATCCACTGAAGAATTGCTGGAATTCTTGAAATGAACCGTGAAGCCAGTTCGCGTGACGGATGTCACCTCATAATAGTCCCCACTGGCAAGGTTAAAAGCCGTAATCCCCACCGTAGGAGCTTGATAGAAGGCGTTTGTAAACGTCACGGCCTTCGCACCCGCTCCAGATGCAATCGTCGAGCTGCTCTCCGTCCGAGCCGGTATGTACGCTTCATAGCCAAGCTGTTCAACCAGTGGCGTTTGGTCAGGGTGCTCAGTCTCTAGCTCGGCTTTGAATTGGAACGTGCGCCCAACAAACCTAGTCACGTCTAAAACAGTCCACTCTCCAAAGGTCAGCGAGGATTCTTGCAACAACTTGCTGCCGTCTTCAAGCAAAAAGAAGTCAGCCGTGACTTCAAGCAGAATGTCGTCTGCCGTGAACGCTTCATCACTTGTGCGGAAGTAAACTGCTGCCGACGTATCCTCTGCAGCCGTTCCGTCCCAGTCAGACCAGCTATCAACCAGCTCTGAACGATCGTCAATCAAGTCGCTTGGGTATAACCCGCGAGACTCAATGGTGCGCTCAAAAATAACCTCAAACTTACCCCCTAAATCTAGAAGGTTTGGAAAGTCGTATTCTCCAGTCTCTAGACGATCGCCAATGAAATCAATTTCAGATAAATCATCAATCAACAAGGCGTCGTCAATCGTGCTGTCTCCATCAAGCACCAAGCCGTCATATTCATCGCTATAGAACACACCGCGAGTGGCGCCCTGAAAAGCAGGAGAGTCCGTGTCTTCACGCCTTGTTTGAATTAAAAGTGCTGTCATTAGCTTATAGAAAGCTTTTTAGGGATAATCTTGCTTACCTGTTCGCCTTTTTCCTTTGTAGTCTCATCTTTTAATTTTATTGTGTATGTGCCTGTTAAGTACGGAACAACCACAGAATCTTGCAACGCTGGCACCTGCGCCATTTTTACAGAACTAGCAAATGACGCCCCGCTAATGCTCTTAGAATGCTTGATGATTGCAGTAAGATTGAACAACTTTGCAGCCTTAGGCAATTTCCACTGTAAGTTTACTTGAGTGCTGCTAATCGGAGATACTGTGAGGTCTTTTATGGAAGGAACAGGTTCATCTTCGCTTGCAACGCTTGGCGCTACTGCTTTTGCTTTAGCGTAGTCAGATTTCTTGACAGGAAAGCCGATGCCAACAGCTCTAACATGCACTTCAAATGTTTTGCCAGGCTTAATCCCATCGACTGAAATTGAAGTATTTGTTGTAAAAATTTTTTCAAAACTGCCTTTTTCTCCTATCCGATATTTAACAACAAAAGATGCCGTAAAGCCGCCATCGCCTCTCGTCCAAGACGCAATGCCACGATTCGTCTTGCCGTTTTTGCTTATTGTCTCAAATTGAATTGGCATCAGATTATGGGTTTAGGTGGCTTTTCATCCATGGTAGTGACATCCACAAAATCCAGTTCGTCATCGTTTGTTTCTGCTGCATCATAGATGCTGTCGTTGAATTCAACGGCGACCACAGCAAACGTTCCATCACCATTGTCGCTTACTGAAAGGCACCGGAATTTTTGCTCTTTTACGTCAAGGGTGCTGATTGAATAGATGCCGCCCACTAGAGGATCGCTTGAAAAGGCTTCGCTGACGGTGACTGTCGTACCTGAAGTGTTGTTTGTGTCAATCGGCTTTGTTGCCACGTTCCCGTTCCTGAGCAGGCATGTGAGCTTTTTGTTTTTACCGCTAGGCAACGTGATTGATTGATCAGCCACGATGCTGGTTGAGGTTGAACTGGCAATACGGCCAGACAATCTCGTTCCAGCGCGCAGCTCATCTTGAACAGCAAACACCTGACCAGGAAACACGAGAACACCATCTAGACCAACAGAAAACGTTACGGTGCTTGCGTCAAGCTCTTCAGATTTCATCATCCACCGCCCCAAACGCCTTGCTTGTTTTTTAGATGTGCAGCCGAACGCCAAAATCTCTTTGACTTGATAGCCGTACTTTGAGATTAGTTCCGCATCTTCAATACAAAGGACATTTGGCTTGTATAGGTTTTTCGGGTCGCTGTACCGGACTCTGACGCTTGTGCTGCGAGTTTTAAGCGATGAGCCGCTGTAGTTGAAAATGCCGCCAATAACGTTTGAGTTAGAAAAAATATGAACAGGGTCAACATCTGAACCGTCGAGATTACCGTGGTCTGCTGTGACCTGGAT